GGCGATTTTTTACTGTGGGATTTTGCAGCATTTTTACTATGCTTTGTGACTAAATCCCGCCGCTTGCGAACTTTCTCGCGGCTTTCGAAACTGCTCATTTTTGTATTATACTGTGTGCTGTGAAATTTGTCAAGTCTTTTGTGTGAAATAAACTGGCACGATTCTTGCTATTATATAATAATATATAATATATATATAATATATATATTTATATTATATATATACTGTTAGGGTATCACACTTTTTATGATTTGTCAATACTGTGGCCTCTCACTTATTATGTGGTTTAACTGTGTGTTTTTCTTCGTGAAACAGGTAAATGTCTTAAAAATACCATAAAAATACCACTATTTGTGCTTGTGTGTTGCTGTGTTTTGAGTTAAACTGGCCTTAGTAATAAAGACGATCCTAGTAATAGAAAGGTGGCCCTAGTAATAAAGAGCAGGCATAACAGGATATAATATCATGAATATGGAAAAAGTTGAAGAAGGCGTAAGGTATTTGCTGCAAAACTATAGCATGGCAGAAGCAGATATGATATCATCTACTGTGCAGGACATACTTGCAGAGTATTTGGACAGACAATTATCTCAAGATACGGAGGAATGATGGAGCAAGAAATACTTGAAGGCGACCTTGTGCTTGTGGTAAATGACCATGAGGCAGGATGGTACAGTGTCGAGGAAATTGAGGCTGTAGAACACTGGGACTGCTACGGAGGTGGAGAAACTTACCATGTTCGTTACACTCCAGCGTATCATATAGCAAATAAGGACTATTCCATACAAAAAACTGTGACTCGTGGTCAAATTGACGATCACATGCCAGTAGGTAAAGGATTTTAATGAAAGAGGCAGATATACTACTAGACAAGATAAAAAAACTTTGTGATGAAATGCTGTCAAACAATCGCAAAACGATGTCTAAAAACAAGTATCTTGATAGATGCTTATCAATGATCGAGGATATGCAGAATCTTGAGGATGTGACTAAGAATTTTACCTACCTTAAACCTTGGTATGTGAAATCTTCCTTTGAAATCTACCTTAAGATGCAAGGTAAGTCCGGGCCAGATTTTGCGCTTGTTGGCAAGGAAATACCTATGAGCGCTCTATCGAAAGAGCAAACTACTCAAGCGCGAGGGAGATATGCTAAAATGAACTGGCATTCTATTGGGCATGCTAAACCGGAGTCTGGCAACCCGCTAAGAGGATACTATGACCCCAAGCAGGAAAAACAGGGATTCCACAAGCACTTAAACAAACCTTTAAACGAGTCAGAATATTGGGCGGCTAAACATGACAAAAAAAGATGACTTAAAAGAGCATTACATGGCATGCTTATCGGAGATTACAAATTCTCTTCATTTTCTGATAGACTACATTGCGATGATGAAGTCTTCTGTGTTAAATCCAGATGGCGAGTACGATTTTTTTACCGAAGAGCAGAGAACCAGCATAGCCGATATTTTGGGCGATGGCCTTGATGACCTTGACGAACTAATCATAGAAGCAATTCAAGTTTCTGTAAACTTAACTAAGGAGCAGCAATGCGATCAGAAGAACTTAAAGCATTAGTAGAGCAGTCTAATATCCCAGTAACTTTTGTTCCTTCTGTGTTTAATCCTGATCTAAAGCCAAATAGGTGGTGGAAGGATATTAAAACATGGTGGCCTGATTTAGACGAGGCGGAAGATGCAAACACTTACTGAGGATGTTCTTAGCCCTTATTTAGAGCCAGAACAGCAGAAAAGCATTAAATCTGCAAACCTTTTTACAAAGGAGGTTTTAGACTACTATCTTGTTGGTGAGACTGCTACTGGTATAAAACTACCTTGTGGCAATCCTAACAAATTTAGGCTGCGAGGCGGAGAATGCTCTATTCTTGCTGGGATTAACTCATCAGGGAAAAGTTTGTTTGCTGGGCAGATCATGCTTGGCGCTATGGAGCAGGGATACAAGTGCCTTTCTGTGTCTTTGGAAATGTCGCCTAAGTCCCAGTTGGCTCGTATGTGGCGACAAGCGTCCCTCAAGATGCAGCCTACAATTGATTTTGGGCTAGGCTTTAACTCTTGGGCAAAGGACAAGTTGTACTTCTGTGACAAGCAGGGAACTATTGATTTACCTACGCTGATGTCAATCATCAGGTATACAGTCGCAGAGTACGGTGTAGACTTTATTCTTGTAGACAGCCTGATGACCATAGGAGGCATTGCTAACGATGACTACACTAAGCAGAAGCAAGTCGTATGCGAAATTGCTGATGCTGCCCGTGACCTTGATTGCCATATCATGCTGGTAGCGCATGCTAGAAAATCTATGTCTGTACGCGATAAGATTGACAGGTTCTCTATTCGCGGCGCTGGTGAGTTGGCCGACAGGGTAGACAACGTGTTGCTTATGGGTAGGTACTACACCGAAGAAAATGATGACGAGCCTGATGCTTACCTTGCCATATCAAAGGCTAGACACTGGGACATGGCTGAGTGCGAGATAGACTTGTGGCTACATGATGAGTCGCTAAACTTAACTGAGGAGGGAATACTGCCTAAGAAACTGGAAATGGATGATGAGTAACTGGAAGAACTTCGAACGAAGGGTTGCCAAAATATTTGGCGGCGCAAGGATACCAGTTAACGGTAGGGCTGAGTTAGATATAGATCACCCAAAATACGGTATAGAATGCAAGTATCGCAAAGTCCTACCTGATTGGCTTTTTGGCAAGGCGGTTAAGCAGGCCTTGACCGGAAGCAAGAAGTGTGGTAAAATACCCATAGTTGTAATTGGTAAATATAACAGTTCTGATATCCATGTGCTTATGGATATCCAGACATTCTTAACTATTACAGGAGAAAATGATGTCCAACATGCAAGTTCACCCGATGTTTCGTAGCATCCTTAATAACTTTTTTGATGATAGACCTTTGTCGCAGCAATTGCTTAGTCCTATTAAGTATCAAAAAACAGAAGTATACGAGAGCGGCACTGGCGCTGAAGATGACCCTTTAATCTCAGTGGAAACTAGGTACGAGCCAGTAACTAAGCGCTGGAAATCTTGGACAACAGAATCTGGGGAGTTTCATCGAATCGCATTGGAGGATTAATGGATCGAATAGAACTAGACCTTAAACGCCCATTTGAACTTAACGAACTTTTATGGCGCGATGGTTATGGGAAGGGTAACAAATCGCTTGTGTACATTACGGCCCGTACAGCGCAAAACAGACTAGATAAAGTGTTTGGGCCAGCAGGCTGGCAAGTATCCTATGACTATAAAGGCGACAGGATGCTATGCACTGTGTCTTGTTTGGTTAAAGGTAACTGGGTTAGTAAGACAGACGGCGCTGGCGACACTAGCATCGAAGGCGAGAAGGGAGGTATCTCTGACGCATTTAAACGTGCTTGTGTTGCTTGGGGCATTGGCAGGTACTTGTACTACCCTACCGCTTTCGACCAGAACAAGCAGCCAGCACATTGGGCAACGCCTGAAGGCTACGATAAGATCATGGCCGTGAAGTACGAGGATGAACTTAAGGATTGGGTAGAAGAATACAACAGGAAGGCCGCATGAACGAGTACCAAAAGTTTATCCACAAATCTAGGTATGCTAAATACTTAGACAGTGAGAAACGCAGGGAGTCTTGGGAAGAAACCGTCACACGATATATTGATTTCTTTGAGAAACGTAGCGACATAAACCTTTCCAAAGTTAAGAAGGCAATAATTGACATGGATGTCATGCCTTCCATGCGGTGCTTGATGACCGCTGGTGAGGCTTTGGATCGTGACAACGTGGCAGGGTACAACTGCGCGTACCTTGCCGTTGACTCTCCTAGGGCGTTTGACGAGACTGCCTACATACTGATGTGCGGTACTGGTGTGGGGTTCTCTGTGGAGCGACAGTTTATCTCCATGCTTCCTGATGTTGCTGACGAGTTCCATGACTCCGATACTGTCATTGTCGTAGCCGACAGCAAGATCGGATGGGCAAAAGCCTTGAAGGAACTTGTTTCTTTGTTATATGCTGGGCAGATTCCCACATGGGATTTGTCTAAACTGCGTCCAGCAGGGGCTAGGCTAAAGACATTTGGTGGTAGAGCGTCTGGCCCTGATCCTCTGGATAAAATGTTCAAGCACTTTGTATCTGTATTTAGAGGCGCAGCAGGGCGCAAGTTAAACTCTATCGAGTGTCACGACTTGATGTGCTTTATTGGCGAGTCTATTGTAGTGGGTGGAGTAAGGCGCTCTGCCATGATTTCTCTGTCCAACCTCACTGATGAGCGAATGCGTCACGCCAAGTCTGGTCAGTGGTGGATGGAGAACCCGCAACGCGCGCTGTCTAACAATAGCGTTTGCTATACTGAGAAGCCCGACATGGGAATTTTTATGCGGGAGTGGCAGTCTCTTTACGAGAGCCGTAGTGGTGAGCGCGGCATCTTTAATAGAGAAGCGGCAAAGAAAATAATTCCAGACCGTCGAGATGATGCTTACGCTTTTGGATGTAACCCATGTTCTGAGATCATACTAAGGTCTAAGCAGTTCTGTAACCTTAGTGAGGTGGTCTGTAGGGCCGATGACACGCTAGAAACAATCAAGAAGAAGATTGAGATTGCTACGATCATAGGCACAATGCAGTCTACCCTCACTGACTTTAGGTATCTATCTCCGGCGTGGAAGCGTAACACTGAGGAAGAGCGACTTCTTGGGGTTAGTTTAACTGGAATCATGGACTGCAATGCTCTTATGCTTGCAACTGATTCTGAATTAAATGACCTAAAGGAGGTAGCGATAAAGGTCAACAAGAAGTACGCCAAGATGCTGGACA